CTTTTACTCTTTGATCTCTTAATGTAACTCTTGATTTTTCTACCAAGTCTTTAGCAGCATCAGTTCCTAAAACTTCTGCAATTTTAAGCTCATCTTTGATTACACCTTTAGGATTAATTTTCGTATCTAAATCAAGCAGTAATGTATTTTTAAGTTTCTGTGCATCATCTACTATTTTTTTATAATTTTTTGCACCTAATTGATCTTCGTATAATTTATTATTAATAAGTGAATTAAATTCTATAGCTCCAAATCCCATTTCAGATTGATCTGAAGATAACATCTTTCTAATAGCTGAATTAAACTTGTCGTTTAAATTAACTGTAAATTTGTTTGTTTGTTCAGTTGTAACTTTGCTAAATAGTTTTGGAACTAATCCATCTCTTTCTTTTAATATTTCACTTGTTAATATTTTTTTAACTAATGGAGTTTTATCTTTTAATAATTGTGCAAAATTTTTAGGAGAAGTATTATTATAAAATATAGTTAATGCCTTATCAGTATCATCTGCTTTAGTTGCTTCTTCGTATATATTTAATATATCTTTTGTAATTTGTGGCTTTACAGCATCAACAGCATTTTGACTTTCTATCTTTAATAAATCATTTTGAATATCGCCTATAGCTTTTGTAATAGCATTTATTCCTTGACCTTGCTGAGTTGCTAAAGACAAAGGTAAAGCAAGAGTTGATGTATTAACATCTTTACTTTGTTGAGTTTTTTGTGTGCTACTAAAAATTTGTAATTTAGCCATTATGTAATTACCAATGATCCAGCTTGTTGAGATTTGTAACCCATAGTTAAAAGACTTCCAGCTGCTTTCATGTATTGAGATCTTGCAGTTAGATCTCCTTTTAATCTTTCGCCTGTTCCTCTGGCAGTAATTAAAATGCTCTGGTTTTCAAAATCATTTTGCAAAACTTTTTGATTATGATCTGCCATTGCTAAATCAAATAATTGAGTTTGTGCATTTTTAACTCCAACTAAAAATGGTGTAGTACCAGCTCTATATTCAGCACCAGTTCTTAAAGCATCAACAAAGAAATTTGAGAAATCTTGTTTTTGTTTTTCAACAAATCTTGGTTTTTCGATATTGTCATAAGTTTTTTGTTGAGCATCTGCTTTCTTTTTAACAAATTCTGCCTCTGTATTAGCAACACTTTGATTATATTTACCGATTGTTTTAGCAGCTTGACCAGCAGCTATATTACCTATGAAACTCATATATTTTTGCCATCCTATAATAGTTAGTTTGGTCTGGACCATACTTGGTCATCAAACCTTCATTTTTTAAACCAAGCCATTCGGCAAACCGAAAACCAGTTGTAAATTCTTCTTTGACTGCTGTTTGCAATCTCCACACTTCGTTATTCTTACAGAGTAAATCTAATCTTCTTTTGACCGCAGAAGCTGATTTAATTTTATAGTTATGAACTTTTTTGCTTGCCATAACCCAGCCTTCAGCAACTCCATTCCAAAGAGGAATAATCCCACCAGAAAGTATAGGCTCATTGTCAGCCAATAAAGTGAATGAGAGACCAAAAACTTTAGCATCAATTCTATTTTCTGTATAACTTGCATCTATATCCATCAATTTATGGTTTAATCCAAACTCAACCATCTCATCGCCATGATGTTTTTCGTAAGGAATTATTATAAAGTTAGCCATCCGATGTAACTAGAGTTGGATAGATTGCTAATATTGAACAAGGAAGAGGCTGATCTTGTTTAATAAATATAAAGCCATCCGAATTGTAGTCATCGTTAAATTCAATTTCTTTGTCTCCAGAAAGTAATGTATCAACAGGATTACTTAATTGAGATGAAGTTGTTCTAAAAGGAATAGTCTCAAGATTAGTTAATGAAGGTCCAACTTTTACACCAACTGTTTCAAACAATCTTAAAACTACTTTTGAAATTCTTTTTGTTTTACCTTGTGAAGTACCTTCGGCAGCTCCACCTTCAATTCTCATTGTTTGTAAAATGCTATCATAAGATAAACCAACACATGCTTTAGTAACAGATCTGTCTAAAGTTATTGCACCAGAGCTAACAGTTTTATTTGCATGAGCTGCACCATCTGCAAGTATTGAAACTGTTTGTCCTTCCAAATGAGATAATCCAGATAAAGAAGTTGTAGCAGATCCAGAGTAGGAGAGGTGGCTATCTAAAAATTTAAAATCTGTTGCTGTTGTTTCATCAAAATCGAAATCAGAAAAACATTCAACAAATCTTTTAGTTGCACCATTAATTGTTCTTTTAACAATAACCCAAACTTCATCTTCTGTTAAAACTCCAGAAATTGAAGCAACACTTTCACATACTGCATTGCCATTTCCAAATACTCCACCAAAAATATGTCTTGACCAGGCTGTTACATTTTCAGCTCTTTGATAAGTAAGACAAGCTAGAACTCCATCATCTCTAACACACCAAATATTACTACCTGGTTCTTGTTGATATGACATTTCGTTAATTCCAGTATTAGTAACTGTTTCATTTAAAATAGTTAAATCTGGAGCTTGATAACCATCACTATCAAAGTTGTATTGTAATTCTCTAATTTTTCTTTTTGCTTTCTGTAAAAACAAGATTGCGTTACCAGCTGGAATAGCATCCACATTAGCTGATCCAAAAGAACTCTGTCTTTTAATAGTTACATTTGTTGGAGTTATACTAGCATCTGTTCCATCTGCTGAAACTGTAAATTCTCCTCCAGTAGTTCCAACCACTAAAGTTCTTACTGCTTTCATGTATCTAATGGCATTAACTTGATTTGATGCAATCGTATAAACCATAGCATCATCTGCGTTAGTTCCAGTAGTCATGTTTTCATAATCTCCAGCTTTAGAGAAAAATAAAGTTTGTGGCTCATCTATTGTTCCAGCAAATACTAATCTTTGTTCAAAGAAACTTACGCAGCTTGGATGGCCTGTTGTATCTGAAAATGCACCCAGGTTAAAAGCAGCAGTAGCATTTGTATTACTGAAAGCTGTTGTAACTGTAGCAACTGCAACTGTTGAATTTGTTCTAGCTGTAATTTTTGCTTTACCACCATTAAATTTTAATATTCTACCAACATCCGATGCTAACCAACCAACACCACCATTGATGCCAGTTGTTGCTGAAGCAGTTATATTTCTTGATCCAGTTGATGCAGAAGAAGGAGTTAAAGTAGTCGATGTTGTATTTGTTGCAAGATAAGGTCCATCTGTAAATGCCACTTCTGTTAATGACCAAGAAGTATGTCCAGTTCTTGATAACTTCATCACTTCATGATTTGGATGTGTGATGTACATAACATCTGCTGATTGAGCAAATTTAATTTCAAATAATTCTGCTGTTAAATAAGGAGAAGATATTTCGTAAGCTGATCCACCAGATAAGATCTGTCCTTTGTCTTTAAAAAATCTAATATAAGTATTTCCAAATTCTAAAATATAAGTTTGAGTTGTTGAAAATTCAAAAGGTATTAATCTTGTTTTAGCAGCAGAAGATTTAACTTCAGCAATAAATTGAGTACCAACTCTTCTAGTAGCAGCTCCTTGAGGTTGAACTAAAAAGTTTTGTAAGGTTTTTGCACCTGAACTGTATTTTTCAAAATCTGTTCTTCCATCCATTTTCGGAGAAAATTCTCCAGATACAAAAGATGTTAAAGCTAGTGTTGTTCTTGGCATATCTTTTTAAATATTTCTTGTTGGCTTAATCCTTGTTCTTCTCTTTTACATTTAGAAGTAGGATCAATTTCATCTTCGTTAATAATTTCTACTAATGCGTATCGATAAACTTTAGTGTCATCTCCCCATTGAAAATGAAGAAGTGATTTAGGCTCTGAATATTTTTCTAATAATCTTGGATCAAATGATGATTTGGACATTATAATCTTGCATCTGTAAATTCTGAACTTTCTATAGTTCCTAATGAATTTTCCGTTGCATCTATAAATCTTGCCTCTCTTAATCTTTCATCTGCTCTAGTCATATAATTATTTGCTAGAGTTGCATTGTTTGTAACTGCATAAGCTAAATCAGCAGCCAGTTGATGTGAGATACTTTCCTGTAAATAAGTATCGTAATTGTTTGGATCAGTATCTAAAGCTATATAGATTAAAAAAATTGTTCCTTCATCAGTTACAATATTTCTACTCTCTAATTTATAATCAATAGCTGATTTAATACTGTCAGTAGTTCCATTATGGACCTTTAAAACTCTTAAACAATCTGAAGGTAAAGCATAAGCATGAGAATATTCTACTACTGGAGCTGTACTGTTTTGAGCTAATTGAACTCTTTTGTGTAAGCAATTCCAAGCATGAGATCTGAATACTCTATTTCTTACTGGCTCATATCTTTGATTAACTAATCTTGCATTTTTACTATCATCTGTGAATGCTGAAATTGTTGATGCTCCTAATAAGTTAAGAGCTGAATTTGCTATATCTACTGCACTTGCCATTAAATATTCTCCACCTTGATTTCTTTACAATCGAATTTGATTGCTAATTGATTATTATTTATTTCTTCACTACTTAATTTTTTTAGATTTTTATAAGACTGTAAGTAACCTTCTAAAATACATTGGTCATAAGTATTAAATTCTATTCCTAAAACTTGTCCAGGCATACATTGAGGAGGAGATGTTGAAAAAGAACACATGTATAGAATTATAATATATTTCATTTTAGCATTTCCATCTTCGTCTAGCTTGTCTGATCCTTGAGTTTGGATTATTTTTAGTTTTTGCAGAAGATCGTTTCAGTTGTCCTAAAGATCTTGCACAATATGATTTTCTTCTTTTCGCAGCCTTTGATCCTTTTTTAACTTTACCAGTTACTGCGGTTTTTAATTTTGATCCTGGATTAGCTCTTCGATAAGCTTTTACTCCAGCCTTTGTCATTCCAGCACCTTTTTTAGTAGGTCTATAATTCTTTTTATTTCTTGAAATTGTTCTTGCCATTTGACTATTGCCTGGCGGAGTATTTCATCCGCCAAACAAAATTATTTGGTCTAGTTCACAACGTATGAAATGTTCCAAGACATAGTTCCAGCAGTTTGACCATCGGCTGCCAT